AGATAAACCAGGTGCTTCATCAGGTGAGAATAATGTCCAATCACCATCTTGTTCTACACGTTGCATAAACAAATCAGGAGTCCACATAGCTAAGAACAAATCTCTTGCTCTCATTTCTTCCTTACCGTGATTTTTTCTTAAATCAATAAAGTCATAAACATCAGCGTGCCAAGGTTCAAGATAAATGGCAAATGAACCTTTACGTTTACCACCTTGATTAATCCAACGTGCCACTTCATTGTATGTTTTTAACATTGGTAACAAACCGTCAGATTCTCCACCAGTTCCCTTAATATATGAACCTTTAGCTCGAACATCGTGTACGTGTAATCCGATACCACCAGCCCACTTAGAAATCTTTGCAACGTCACTGATAGTGTCGAACAATCCTTCGATATCGTCTCCTTTATTACCAATTAAGAAACAAGATGACATTTGTGGTCTCTTAGTGCCTGCATTAAATAACGTTGGTGTTGCGTGTGTATAAAAATGTTGTGACAAATCATCGTATATTCTCAACGCCATTTCAACATCACCTTTACAAATACCAACAGCAACTCTCATATAAAGATATTGTGGTCTTTCAACAATACGACCACCAATTTTCATTAGGTATGAACGTTCCAATGTTTTAATACCAAAGTAATCAAAATCTAAATCACGTTCTTGATGTATGGCACCATCTAAAACCTCTCTATTGGACATTACAAAATTGTAAATGTTTTCATCAATTAACGAAGATTCTTTATTTGTTTTTGGTTCAATAAAAGAATATAACTCTTTAATTGATTGTGAAAACTTTTTAGGTGTTGTCTTATGTAAATTAGAGACCGCCAATCTACCCGCTAACTTTGCATAGTCGGGATGTGTTGTTACCATAGAGGCTGCAGTCTCCGCCGCCAATACGTCTAATTCTGTTGTTGAAATATTATCGTATATACCTTGTGTTACTTTTAATGTAACATAAGTAGGGTCGATATATTCCATATTTAAATCGTGACAAAGAACACTAATTCTTTTGGTGATTTTATCATATCTCATTTCCTCGAGGGAACCATCTCTCTTTTTTACTTTCATTTTCTCTTTTCTAATTTTAAAAATCTACATCACCAAATGCGGAATCTAAGTCCTCAGATGCATTATTAACTCCTGCTTTTTGATATTCAGCAACTCTTTTCTCAAAGAAATTTGTTTTACCTTGTAACGCAATGTTTTGCATAAAGTCAAAAGGATTTTCTGAATTGTAAACTTTAGAATAACCTAAAGAAACCAATAATCTATCTGTAACAAATTCTAAGTATTGACTCATTAAATCTGAGTTCATACCAATTAAACGAACTGGTAACGCTTCAAGAATAAATTCTTTTTCAATTTCTAAAGCACCGCAGATAATTTCTTTAACTTTCTTTTCACTTATCTTACCTTCAATATGATTGTTATATATGTGACAAGCAAAATCACAGTGTACACCTTCATCACGAGAAATTAATTCGTTTGAGAATGTTAAACCTGGCATTAAACCTCTTTTCTTTAACCAAAAGATTGAACAGAATGAACCTGAAAAGAATATACCTTCGACCGCCGCAAACGCTAATAAACGTTCAACAAACGATTCTGAATTAATCCATTTTAAAGCCCATTCAGCTTTCTTTTTAATTGCTGGTATAGTTTCAATTGCATTGAATAGGTGTGTTTGTTCTTCTCTATCTTTAACTAACGTGTCAATTAATAAAGAATAAGTTTCACTATGAATGTTTTCCATCATTATTTGGAAACCGTAAAAGAATTTTGCTTCTGTATATTGAACTTCATTTACAAAGTTGATTGCTAAGTTCTCATTTACAATACCATCCGATGCGGCAAAGAACGCCAACACGTTTTTAACGAAATGTTGTTCATCTGCATTAAGTTTATTTTCCCAATCGGAAATATCCTGACTTAAATCTATTTCTTCGGCCGTCCAAAACGACGCTTCTGATTGTTTATAAAACTTCCACAAGTCGTGGTGTTCGATAGGGAATAGGACGAACCTATTAGGATTGTCTTGTAAAATTTTCTCCATTGTTTTTTATTGATTTTTATTTGCTAATTCTTGTCTTTTTCTAAATGCCTCAGCTGCTCTATTAGCATTGTTTTGTGTTCTTTGTTCTTCGTGACCTAACAACGTATTTTGTGATTCTGTATCAATAACTAAAAGTCTGTTATCGAATTTACAGTTTTGCCAAATAATACCGTCTCTACCAATACGTGATTTAAGTAATGTTAAAGTTGCTAAGTTATGTTCTTTTTGTTCTAAAGTTTTACCTATTGATAAAATAACGTGAGCAATTTGTGCTTTCTTAATTGAACCTCCCATTTGGTCTCCCGTTACAACTTCAGATGAAATTGATTCACGATTACCTTGTGTTGCTGTCCAAATTGCCATATTGAACTCACCAGTCATTGATTCTAAACTTCTCATTACCGAACCCTCACCTTTCCATTCTTCACCATTTGTTGATTTATCAGATGAAATACAGTCTACGTAATCTAAAACTAATAAATCAACTTTATAACCATTCTCTGAATTCATCTTTCTTAATTTGTTTTTGATTTCAGAAACGGTTACGTTATCACTTGCTAGTTTTAATAATTTAATACTACCTTTAGATCTTTCCTGAGCCTCCATTACTTTTCGTGTAACTTCCTCTTTATGTTCAGGTTGGTCATCAGGTGCAATATCTGTCCAAATCGTAAAGTGTTTTCTTTTAATGTTACCCGGATTATCTTCAAAGAAAATCTGAACAACGTTGTAACCTAAGTTATAAGCCGTATTTGCAAACTTAGTTAATAGTGTAGTTTTACCCGTACCGGTTGGTGCAAGTACGATACCTAATTCACCAATACCTAAACCACCTTTTAATACTTCATCAACCCCAACGATTCCCGTTGCAATTGGTAATCTAAAATCCTTCTCTAAAGCTCCTTCAATATCGTGGAACACATCAGTCGCCTCATCGTTTGAAATTCCGACTTGTAGTGCTTTCTGAATAATCTCTTCAATTTTATTGTAAGCCTCAAACTCACCACTTTCAATGATACTGTTTACATTCTTTAACTCTCTTTTTAAGTTCTGTTGTTTACAGAAATTAAGTGCCGTGTCTTTTACATACTCAGTTTGTGATTCATTATCTTTAATAGCTTCTAACGTATCTACGTGAACTTTGGAAGAATCTTTGTTACCACCCTCAGCCATAATCTTTTGTGCTAAGGTATTATAATCAGGGATTTTACTATAGTTTTTGTAAAGTTCTTTGATATTTTCCATAATAAATTTGAATGAATTATTATCGAAAAATTTACTTTCTAATACATCTATGATTGTTTCACCATACTTCTTGTCCTCAACGATTGCCTTAATAAGAGATTGTTGAAACGAAAACCCCAAATACCCAAAATTCCTTTCTTCCATTTTTATTTTTTATATGTGTTTAAATTATAATTCGTAGTTGAGATATGTTGTCTCTAACTCTTCTGAAGACAAAATGTCGGTTAAATCTGACAAAATTCTCTTCAACTTTGGACGAATATCAACCGTATATCTCACCTTTGGATGGTAATAATATGCGGGGAATATCCTTTGAATAAATACGTCGTCGCCGAGCTTAATTTCCAATAAAAAATGTTCTTTTAACTTCTCATCTTCGTCTTCCACATTCTCCGAAGATAGGATATAGTTTTGATTTTCACACAAATAATTGGAACTTTTTATTTTCAAATCTTCACTAAGATCTTCACAAATATTTTTTAAATAATAGTGTAAATCCATTGAACGACGCGCTTGTGGAACGTGGTCTCTCACGTTAAAAAATCTCTGACATACAATATGACCTTCTAATGATAATAGAAACTCAAACTTTGTGATGTTTTCTTGGTTTTGGTAATTACTCATTTGTTCTAATTTTGATTGTTTTTGTTTTATTTTTTTCTTTTCTTGTTAGTCTAAGGAATGGATTTAAAAACATTGTCCATCGGTCATCGGATTTTGGTAATGCCGTAAAGATTCCATCTTCCATCATCATTCTCATAGTATTTTTATATGACCTCCCTTCGGGGTCTAAATTTTCATTAATCAATAATTCAATTCCCTCTTTTGCTTCATCCGTTAAAAAAGGATTATCTAAACTTACGATACGATTGTTTACGTCAAAGAATTCTTCACCAAATACACCGTGCTTTGTAACTCCTGTAAGTAAATTTGCAATTAATTTATTATGCTTATCTTGTTCGAATAGAACATTACATTTGTCTTTAACTTGTTCAACTGTTAGTTGTTGAGTTCTTAGTTCAGGGAAAAGAGATAAAAATCTCTTAATTCCCATTCCTCTTATACCTGCAATGTTATCGGAAGAATCACCACACATCATCTTAACTAATCGAACATTCTCGATTAAGATTTCTTCGTGGTTGTATACAATCGTATCGTTTTGTTTATATAACTTTTGATGTGACGGATTAAAAATTTGAGTAGTACCTGAAACAAGTTGTGTTAAATCTCCATCTGACGAATAAACTATTTTTCTTTCGTTAGGTGAGTTTTGAGTATAGTAAGCGATGTTATCATCAGTCTCACAATACTCATATTCTCCCTGTCTTACAAATAATTCTTCAAGATATTGTTTAATTCTATCTCTTTGATAGTTGTAAGAATTTAGTTCTTCTTCAGTTCTAATTCTTTGTTTTCTATTTTCCTTGTAATGGATATAGATTTTCTTTCTGGTTTGTGAACCCTCAAGTCCATCCCAAAAGACAACTATCTTGTCTAATTGATATGTCTCAAATGATTTCCTAAGAGTATTAAGAAAATGGTAGATTCCTCCAATATGTTGACCTCTATAGAACATATTCTTGACACCATAGAAACCAATCGTAAGTAAATTGTCACCATCAACAAGTAAAACGGACATTAAATTATTTTATAGATCACTCTCTTCTGTTACAACTTGTACGTCTGCGATGTCTGTAACATTAACACCTAATTGTTTTCCAATGTAATCACCATTATCTCTCTTATACTCTTCGATAGAACGTTTCTCTTCAGTGTCGTCCTTACCGTGCATAAATCCTTGTGGTGTTACCAAGATACGTCCATCCTCATATCCACCACCATTGATGTGGTTCTTACTGATTGAGATTTTGGTACGTGTTGCAATTC